AAAAAGCAAAGGTTGCATCTTGTTATCTTCTTTAAACTCTTTACGAGTACTTCTAATAAGTTGTCTTTCTTTTGTTAGGTCATCTAAGCCTACCCTTTCTACAACTCTAAAAAACTTTCCACCTGATGTATGTTTAAAAGCTCTTATAAGAAAAGCTTCAGGTGCTTGTGTAATAGCTGTACTAAATAAAGCAAAGGTACTATTACTTCTTCTCTGCCCTGTTAAATCTTTAAAGCTATTAGGGTATATAGCTATAGTCGGCATCACTGAAGCTGCCGGTAAATTCTTTAATTCTTCTGATTGTAGTTCTAATATGTCCGGAGATTGTATCTTCTTTGATAATACTAAATCTTCGTTATGACTTATAACTGCACAACTAGAAATAAAAATCGCCAACAGGCAAAGATATAGTCGTTGTATTACCATCACTATCCGTTATGTTTAAAGTTATTATTCCATCGACAACACTGTATTCTATTCTGTTGCCTTCTAATTCTAGTACACCACTATCGCTAGGAGTCTCACCAAACAAATTATCTACAAGCTGTCTAGATAACTGTGCATATATTCTAGACTCTAAGTTCCTTATAAACCTTGCAAGTGTTGTATTCTCTTTGTCTCTTTCTATCTCATCTTGAAGTGCTTTTATCTCTGCCTTCAAAGCTTCTTTACGATTAAACTCTTGGTTCTGAATTGTAAGATAATGTGATGATGAGTTAATACCACTAAAGCTAGGACTTTTAAACTTAAATACAACTTCATCTGCTATACTTCCTACAGACCAGAACATAATTAACATAGTCCAAAAGAACATACAGAACCTGCAGTTTCTTTCAGCTTTATTACTTTTAAATGTTGGTATAATCTTAATCTTTTCTTTGGTCATCTCTATCTGCCTTTGCTAATTTATCTATGTCTACTAAATTTGGTACTCCTAGTAAAGTTTTTAAAAGAACATCTTGTCTAATGCTTTGATTATCTAATGCTCTTACTCTATCAATCAAACTAACTATAATACCATACTGACTGTCAAGTTTAGTAGATACTCTTTCTTCCATAGTATCTAAAGCTGTTTGTACTTTATCATCTAAAGTATCTAGTTTTGTTTCCATCCCATCAATAATTCTATTGATAAGTTTCCATATAAACATGCCTAATCCTAAAGCTGCTGCAATAGGAAAACCTATTTCATTTATAAGACTTACAGCTTCGTTCATTAGTCTTTCTGTGTGTTAGAAGCTCCGAAGTAAAAAGATATAACAGCACTTGCTAACCCACCAAGGTATCCTAGTACAAGGTTTATAAGAGCTTCAGAGTTTTGCTCAGGTGGTTGTAGAGTAACAAGAAATATGTACCCCATAAAACCACCAACAACAGCTATACCCATGATACGAGCTGTCCAGTCTTTACTGAACTTACCTCTAGCATCTTGTACGTCTTGTGTTTCTAGCTTAAATACATCTACTTCTAGTTCTTTCATTTGAACTTCAAAAGCTTGTTCAGCTTTTTTAAGTTCTAGCATTTGTTCAGGTGTAGCTTCAGCTATTCCTTTCTCTATAGCCTTTGGAGTATTAGGAACACCTAACACTTCTGATATCATGTTAGCTGCCATTCCTCCCATTGGTCCACCTAAAGCAGTTCCTAATGTAGGTGCAACAGCTCCAACTATATTCTTTAACAGTCCTTTCATTTCATACTCCTAATACCAACATTTGTAATTCTCTACTTCTTCCACCGACCTGATTAAACCAACGACTGTCTTCCATTTGCACAGACATTTCTTTCCAGTCATGGTTTCTACAAGCCTTTAACATGTTACGAAACTTAGAAAGCCTAGAGCCTCCAAGATTAAAACACATGTTTACTAATACTCTTTGTATTACTTCAGGAAGCTTTTCAAAGTCTTCCTCACTACCAAAGACATGTATAGCTTCTTTGTAGTGTTTATCAAAGTCACTTTCGTAGTACATGTCTACAATTTCTTGAGATACTTTAGTGCCTACTTCCCACTTATATTCTGGGTCTTCTGGCTGACAGAGGTGTCCAATCCCTAGAGTTTTATAGCCTAAGCTATCCTCATAGATTTCAAGGACTTCGCCTTCGTGTCTTTTAATATCTTGTTTGCATAGTTCTATGTTCATATTATTTTCCTAAATTAAATTCCTCTATTGTGTTTTTTACAATTTGATTTTCAGCTTCTTCTTGAGTTAATCCTTGATTTTTTAAATCAAAACCAACTCTATTGTTTAAAAAATCTACTTTAGCATCTTTATTTTCTCTTAAAAATGTTTCTTTAGAATAATCTCCAGATACTCTATTAATTGTATTTTTAATTAAAGATAAACCTTCTCTTAATTGTAATCCAGTTTTCTTAGTAAAACTATCTCCCATTTTGTAAGCAAGTCTTTGATGATTTATTTTATTAAATATTTCTTCATCTGGAATTCTACCTTCAACATTTCCTGTATTAGGGTTTATAGGTACTCTTCCTCTTTCAGGAAAAACACCTTCATCTATTTTAGAGTTTACTAGAGCTGCTGTTTCAGCCTCATGTTTTCTTTGCCATTTAGCATCTACATTAAATATTTTTTTAGCAAGTAGCTCATCTATATTTCCACCTTTACTCAAACCTATTCTATCCATTTGTTCTGAGTAAGGTTCACCTGTAAAAGGGTCTACTCTATCTGCAGGGTCTTCTTGTACGTTAGGAACTATTCCACCTGTTTTATAGTTTTCTCTTAACTCTTCTTTAATTTCTTTTACTTTTTGTTTTTCTTTTTTATAATATAATGGACTAGCATAAACAGGTAGTCTACTCATTTTTCTATCAATAGCTAAAATATCTTGATAGGTTTGTTCAAACACTTCAAAGCTTGGAGAAGCTTCTAACATTTTTAATTTTAAATTATCACTTAATCCTATAGGTTCATAGTGTCTTCCTGTCAATAATGAAATTTTATCTTTAGTAGATAAATTAGTATTGTCTAAAGCTGTAAAAGGATTTGCACCTAGTTTCTTTAAAGACTCTGTATTTTTATAAAACTTTATATAGCTTTTGTAATGTTCTTGATTTCTTTTTAAATATTCATTAGTAAATGTGTCAGGGTCTAACTCTTGACCTATAGAACTAGTAATAGCTCTTTGACTATTTTGTTTGCTTCTCATTAAATCACTAGACTTAAACTCATACATTTTTTGTATGTATTCAGGATTAATAGGTTGCATTCCCCATCCTGTAACAAATTTTAAAAACGCTTGTGCTTCATACTCATCTTGGTTGTAAGGCGTTTTACCATGTTTATTTGTTAATGTTTTGTATAAGTCTTGTCCTCTTGTAATAGAACCCGGTGTTATACTTTCTAACATATTAGCTGCTAAGATAGTAAGGTTTTCTCCGTCAAACATATTAGCTGCATAGCTTCCTTTATCATTAAATCTAGATAATCTATTAAAAGGATTTTTCATTGCTTTACCATCTAAAGTTTTACCATTTCTTAAAACATAATTAGATAGTTGTTCTTGTATAATAGATTCTCCTAAAAATGGAGAAACAGTTTCTGTAAATGTAGTTGTTAAAATATCACCTATTAATCCATCTTCATCTATTGTGTCTTCATTAATATATTTATTAATTAAAACTTGAAAAGGTTTTTTAGGAAAATCAAAAGCATCCCAGCTACTTAGGTTAGCAACAACAGGAGACCCGTCAGGTGCTATTGAAAGAACTACATTAGAGTTTTGCATATAATCAGGAAGTACTAAGTCTTTAATAGCATCTACTACGTCTGTAGTTAAACCAGTAACAGCCTTACTTGTAGACTCAACTGCTTTTGCACCTCCTCCAGCAACAGCAGTAAAAGCACCTAAACGCAGTGTACCTCTTTTTACAAATTCATTACCTGCTTGTTTTTCACCTTGCTTAATTAGTCTTCTTCCTTTAGCTACTTCTTGAATTCCATTATATATTGAGTTTCCGGATATTCTTACAGACTCTGCCATGAATGAAAAGAAACGACCAAAGAAAGGAGTTCGTCTTAACTCTTGAAGCATTTCAGGAACTAAATCATAGTTAGGTAAAACATCTCTAACCATTCTAGCTGACTGTTCTTTTATTTCTTGTTCAGTTAATTTAAGTCCTGACTCCTTAGAATACATATTATTAATTTTTTCTAAGTTTTTCTTTTCTTGAAAATACATATTTATTTTAAAGAAATCATCTTCAGCTATATAAGCATTTTGCCATTTCTCAGCATGTTTACTTATTCCTGTTTTATCTAAAAATTTCTTTGCTAAGTTAGCAGGATAGTCTGCTAGATTTTTAGTTTTAATAGCTTCTAAATCTTTAGCTAAACCTTTTAAATCTCTAGCTACAACTCCTTTGTTTAACAAACCTAGACCACTTAGCTCTTCATGTAAGCCTTGTAGTTCTTTATTGTTTCTTGTTCTAGCTCTTAAAATTTTTACTATATCTTTTGTTTGGTTTAAATCAAAAACATTAACACCGTTTGCAAGAGACATTTGAACACCACCTGCTACGTTTTTAACGTGAGTAGTATGTGACCAAACAGTTTTAGCAGCCTGTGATACACCTTTTAATACTGCTAAGTTTCTATATATAGCACTTGCAGTATTCTGACCAGCTAATACTTTTTGAGATATACTTTGATGGTTGCTAAAGTATTTTTTTAATTCAGGAGTTGTGAATCTTCCAGATAACTTTCCATATCCTTCGGGTATAACTTCTGCAAATAAACCTTCAGCATCCTTTCTAAAGTAAATACCTGCTCCGCCTTCAAAAGCTTCGTTATAAAACTTTACATTTTCTACATAGTTTCCTAGCTTAATTGTAGAGTGTATAATGCTTTGAGTTGGGTCATCTATTTCACCCATAAGTTTTCTTATAGGAGAAGCTATGTCTTCTTTACCTTTTAAAATTTCTTTTCTAATTTTATCAAATGTATCTTTACTACCTGCAAAATCTGTTCCTTTTTTAACATCAAGTATTTTATTTATATCAGCATTTACTTTTACTAGTATTTCTTGGTCTGTTAAAGCTGGTTCGTTTATTCTATATTGCTCTGTTAAAAAATCTGATGCTTCTTTTTTAACACTTCTAGTAGGAATATAATTAGGGTCTTCAAATAGTTTATAAGACCTTCTAACATAAAAACCCATTTGCTCTCTATATATTTTCTTTTGAGCTTCTGTTAGAGTTCCTGTATCTATCATTTGTTCTGTCAAGTCATCTTGTAATTTTCGTGCAGCTTTAATAGGTTCTCTTAACTCTTTAGGAAGTTTATTAACTTCTTTTTTAAATGTTGTTTTTTGTGTTCTGCCTACTCGTATTCCGCCACTTGCTGTAACTGTAGTAGGACTTCTAAAGTCTGTAAATAAAACATAACTTATTTGTTCATTTAAATCATCTTTATTTTTAAACTTGCTAGTAGTTTTTAATACATCTTCCATAGCCATTTCTAAATTAAAAGCTACGTTTGTAATAGTATCATTCCATTTTTCTTTTAAGTTTTCACTTTTTAAATATTTTTCGTAAAGCTGAACTGTTCTGTTTCCTTTTGTAGTAAGTATTCTTCTACGTATTGATTCCATGTTACGTAAAATAGGATTAGCAGTAAACATTAAATTAGTATCAGAAACATACTTACTTATAAATCCGGGCTTTAATGCATCTACATCGCCTACAGCTTCTTTACTAACAACACCTTCTATAATATCTTTTTCTCTATGTTTTAAAGCTAAATCTTTTTGGGCTTTATTAATTTGTACACTTTCATTTAAATTAGATAAAAAGTTATCTACTGTTTCTTGTCCACCTTCTTTAATGTCTTTTAAAAAAGTACCAAAAGCTTCTCTTCCTTCTTTTAACTTAGTAAGAGTGATGTCTCCTTTGTTTTTTAAATAAGGAGTAGCTCCTGTTTTTCTACCAGCAGCACCTAACATTTTACCACCACCTACAAAAACTCCAGCAGCTACCAAACCATCTCCTAACATAAGTATTCTATTATGTAGTTGAGAATTTTCTTGTCTGTCTCCTTCTAAGTATTCTTTTAAATCAGATAATGCTTCATTGTCGTCT